TTTCTCCAATTGGTAATCTACCTCTTACTTCAGCTGAATTATAATTTAAATTAATTTTACCTACTTCTCTAGCTTGTACCTTTATAATATGATGTTTTCCAGTATGCTTTAAAAAGAAATTATAATTAGTAAAATCTCTACCTCTCCACCTTTCTTTTTCAAAATGAAATTGGTATTCTAATCCTTTTAAAGCTGAAGTTGGAGCTGAAAATACTAATTGATTTTCTGTTCCATCATAAAAATTTCTTGGTTTTCTTTCGTAGTTAAATCTAGCTAATTTTCTAATACCAAATCCATATCTATAGTCAAATGGAAATACTTCTGTATTATCAACTACATCTGGAATAGAGTAAATACTACCATCTTGGTTTGTTCTTAAAAAATACGATGGTTCTGCAGCTTCAATTGAATTTGAAATATCACCTGCTCCATACACTGTTCCATACTTAATAAAATCTTGGTAAATAGTTTTAAAAAGATTACCTTTTTCTTTAATAGGGGTTTGGAGAACCTCTTGGCCTTGTAGTGTTGGGGTAAATATGATGAATGCAACAATTAGTACTAATATCCTCATATTACGATCTATTTATGTTTATCTATAAATATGGAAGGATATCTTTAGATGCATCTATCCATCGCAAGATAGGCAATCTGCTTGCCTACTTCCAAGATCTCCTTTAATTACTGAATCAGTTCGCAAATAGTATAGCGTTTTTACACCTAATTTCCACGCTTCCATATGGACTTGGTTAATCCATTTAGGAGAATCATTAGGATCAAATGATAAATTTAAGGATTGAGTTTGATCAATATATTTTTGTCTTTCAGCTGCTTGTTTTACTAATTCTAATTGGTTTGTTTCTGAGAAAGTTAAAAATACATCTTTTTCTTCTGAAGATAATATACTATCTGGTAAACCTAGGACAGATCCTCCTTCTTGTAGCATTTGTTTCCACCATTTTTCCTTATTTTCGCCTTTAGATTCAAGTAAAGTTTCTAATGATTTATTTTTTCTAATAAAAGTACCTTTAGCACCATTAAATGTATAAACATTAGCAGGTAAAGGTTCAATACCAGCACTAATACCACCACAAATAACTGAATTTGATACTGTTGGAGCAACTGCTAATAAATGAGTATTTCTCATACCAGTACCTCTACACCATAAAGGTTCTCCATATTCAGCTGCTAAATCCATAGATGCTGATTCTGCTTCACCTCTAATTTTATTAAATATATTTCTAGTATGAACAGTAGATGCTACTGAGTTAAATGGAAGATTTTTCTGTTGTAAAAATGTATGCCAACCCATTACACCTAAACCTAATGCTCTACCTTTTTTAGCATGTTTATGGGTTCTTTTTAAACTTTCTTTACCATTTGATTTATCAATAAATTCTTGCATTACACCATCTAAAAACCAAATAGCAGTTTTAATACAATCTGTATCTCTAAATTCTTCCCATTTAGCTAAATTAAGAGATGATAAACAACATATAAATGAATGTTCTTCATCTGTAAATAATGTAATTTCAGAACATATATTAGTCATAGTAACATCTAAATTATGCATTCTATAAGCAATAGGATTATTTTTATTAACATTATCCTTATACATGATATAAGGTTCTCCAGTTTCCATTCTTGATTTTAAAACTGTAGCCCATTTGTTCATTGACTCAGGATCTCTAGCTTCTAATTTTCTCATAAATGAATCACCTACAACAACACATTGATGTAAATTTAAACATTGTCTATTAGGATCACCTTTAGGTCTACGAATTTGTAAAAATTCATCTATATCACCATGTTCAATATCTAAATTAACAGACGCAGCACCTCTTCTAACATTACCCTGGTTAGTTGCTATAATAGATGAATCATATATTTTACACCATGGAACTACACCTTCACTTTTACCATTTCCAGTAATATATTCACCGCGTTTTCTTATGCGGGATACACTAATACCTACACCTCCGCCAGATGCTGTTAGCTTCATTAGTTCTGCGTTAGTTAAACCGATCCCACGTATAGAATCGGGTGTATCTATACCAAAACAACTAATTGGTAATCCTCTATCAGTACCCATATTTGATATAACAGGAGATGCTAAACCAATCCAACCATTCCAAATATATTTGAAAAATTTAGTTGCTAATTCAGGTTTTTTAAGCCTTGCTGCTGATGCATTTGCTACTCTTTTATAAGCGGTTCTTACTGTTTCGCCAGGAAGTAAATATCCTTTAGAAATTGTTGCTAAAGAAATTTCATCCATCCATTCTGGGTATTGCTTTCCAGCTTCCCACTCACTATAATCTACTTGTAAATTATTATCCATTATTAAAATATTGCATTAGCATCCCAATCTTGTACTCCTTTGGAATAGTTAGTAACTCTGTTTGCAAAGAAATCTGTATGTTGTTTTCCAGCTGATAAATTATCAAACCAGCTCATTCTTTGTACTGCTTCTTCGTCTATACCATTTACTACAGAACCATAACCTAAATCACTCATTTTAGTATTTAACCTATGCTTAATAAATGATACTAAATCATATTTAGTGCAACCTTCTAAATCACCCATTTCATATACTTTATCTATAAAATCTAATTCAAGTTTAAGTGATAATAAAGCTGCTTCTTCTATCTGTGATTTTAATTCAGGTGTATCATATTCTGGGTGTTCTTTTAATAATGTTCTAAATAACCAACAACCAGCATTTGAATGTAAAGATTCATCTCTAATACTCCATTCAACTATTTGACCTACTCCTTTAAGTTTGTTTTGCAATTTGAAGGATAATAAAACAGCAAATGAACTAAATAAATTAACTCCTTCCGTAAATGCAGAAAAAATTGCTAATGATTTAGCTCTTTCATGCCAATCAGGAGTACCATCATGAGAATCTTTAACTTGCATTAAAGCATCAATTTTAGCCATTGTTGCTTCATCTTCTAAAAATTCACTAAAATTATCTAAACCTAATTCCTCATTTAATAAAGAATAAGCTTCAGCATGAATTGTTTCAAAACAACCAAAAGTTACAGCCATTGCAATAACTTCAGGTTTTCTAAACCATTTTGTAACTAATTGTGTCCAATAATCATTTACTACTGTTTCCGTTTGAGCAAATCCTTTTAAAATAGATCCTACAACATTTTTTTCAGTTTCTGACAAATTTTGTTTCCAATCATTTACATCTGCCATCATTGGTACTTCTGTCCATAACCAATGTGCTTGTTGTTGCTTCATATAAAAATCAAAAGCTTCTGGATATTCAAAGGGTTTATATACTATACGTTCTTGTAATAATGATTTTTTTGCCATTTTAATTGTTTTATTAGTTATTTATTCTTTTATTTCTGCCTTTAATAAATCGAATTTAGAATGCATTGATTGTTTTTCATACGAATCAGTATCCACATCAAATTTATTAGATTGTAAGTTAGGAGATAAGTTTTCTTCTTCAAGATCAGTATTATAATGGTGTACTTCAAAATGACCTGTAGCTGTGTCTGCTTTTACTGCATAAGTTAAACCATCTGTTCCGTATCTGTTTTTCATAATATGAAATCTTCCTGTTCCTTTTACTTTATCTTCTTTTTTCCTCGAAAGAGACATACAAAAGTCAGTGATCATTAGCTTATCATATGAACCCGCTGCTTTATCCCCTTCTATAATATCGTCATTCGAACCCGCTCTATTTACTTGAGAAACCGACCAAATAGGTATGTCTAATTCTCGAGCTAGTCCTTTTGTGCTTCCATAAATATCGTCAATTTCCTCCTTACGCTCCCTATTTTTCTTTCTTGATGAAAGTAAATCAACATAATCGATAATTACTAAATCAGCTTTCATCCCCATTCCTTCTACTTTATTAATATGTGATTCAATAGTTGACATAGTAGCACGACCAGTAGGAAATTCTTTAATAACTAATTTACCAGTTAATTGCGGAACAACTTCTTGTGCTCTTTCTTTTAACATACTATCCTGATTGACAGGTATTTTAGTGAAGTAAGCATCATATCGTTTTCCAACATATTCTTCTCCTAATTCTAAGGTATAGTGGATAACATTATAACCTAATCTTACAGCATGTGCTCCTAAAGCTACTAATGACCAAGATTTACCACCTCCTGGATTACCAAATATGAGACCAAAATCTCCATTTCCAAGTCCGCCTTGGAGTAATTTATCAATTTTAGGCCAAGGGGTAGAAATAGTAACTCTTGAATTTTCTCTGTAACGTTCTTCAATATCTTTAATATATTCATGTCCTATGTTTTTATCTTGTCCAGCTTTTAATGCATTATCAACTAACATTCTAATTGATTCAAAATCACCACCTTTTAATAAATCAACAGAAGACATTAATGCTTTTTTTAGTTGTTGATTTCTACAAAAATTAGTAAATTCTTCTTGAACGTATAATAAATCTTCATCAGAAGCTACATACGCATTTTTTAGTTGTTCTTTAATAGATAACTGCAAAACTTCATTATCTACTTTTTGTAATTCAACTTTTAAAATATCTAAAGTTGGGGTAGTATGATACTTATCATAATAAGATAAAATATTTCGAATAGCCCATTTGTGTGCACTATTTTCAAAAAATTCATCACTAATAATATCATGTATATTAGTTAAAAACCCTTTATGAGTTAATAAGGATGATAACACCTTAATTTGAAAGTCGGGTCCGTATTGGTTTAAGCTTGTTAATGTCAAATTTTATAACCTTTAAAATGTTCAAAATACTCTTTTAACCATACATCTAAATTCCTAATCATTCCACCTAATTTATCCTCATTATAAAATGAAATAAACATTTCAGAATTTAAATCTGGTATGTCTTCTTCTATTGCTTCATTTATATATTCAATATCATTTGGACCAACCATCGGAATACTTAAATCCATAATTTTATAACTAGTCTCAATTTGACTTCTATTTTGCAATATGCGTGAATATACAATATGATCTTTAAACTTCCTAGCAGATATATCAAAAATGTCTTCTAATGTTAAAACTTCAGTTTGTAATTCAGGAAACTTTTTAAATAATCCTTTAACACCTAAACCTTTAACTCCAGGAATATTATCAGAACTATCACCTAATAATGTTTTATATAAAATAAAATTTTCAGATAAACATCCAAATTTTTCTTTTACTACTTTAGGAGTATAATATTCTTTTTCAATAGGACGATATAATATAATTTTGTCTGTAACTAATTGTACAAAGTCTTTATCACTTGAAACAATAAAACACGTTGAATTATACTTTTCTACTAATTTTTCAGCTAACACAGCGATAATATCATCTGCTTCTACCTTATTTAGTACACAAGTTTTAACAGGTAATAATTTTAAATATTGAATTATACGAACAATTTGATCTACTTTAGAATCATGTTCATCATCAATGTTATCAAAAGCATCCCAATTTGTAATTCTAGTTAAATTTCTGCCTTCTTTGTATTCGGAGTGAAGGTTCTTTCGGCTTGCCGTAGAACCCGCACCATCGAATACTACATAAACAGATGTAGGCTGTGTTTGTCTTATTAAAGCACCTAAAGAACGGAAGAAACCACCCAGTCCACCAATATGAACTCCATCAGGATTTACCATATTCATCATTGCAAAGTTTCTAAAAAATAGATTTAATCCATCTATTAATAATACTTTATCATGTATTTTTTGAGTAGTTTCTTCCCCTTGTTCTTGGACCTCGTCCAACAACTTAAATAATTCTTTATGCTTCATAATTTTATTCTGGTTCTTGTTCGAAATGTGAAATGTTTTCTACATAATTTTCTTCGACGATATCAAAATCTTCACCACCTAATACTTTAGCCCAATCAGCTACATTATCAGATTTATATTGTTTCAATTCTTTTTCATCATCGTTAATAAAACCATGTGGAGTCATAACAATTCTTCCCCTAGTAGTAACACCATTAATGTGATTTTTATCAACTTGAACATTTACTCTTTTAGCAAATTCAACCTGTTTACCATCCTTAATTGCTTTAATTTTAGATGTACCAGCATTTGAAATATTACCAAATGTAACTACAAATGTTGAATCAAACCACATTGCAAATCCACCCTTATTCATTAATTTAGGTTTACCCATAGGTGATTCTGCTTTAGCTGTCCAAACTTTATTAATACAAACTAATGTATTAGTGAATGGTGAGGATTCTTTTCTAGATAATGTAATTCTTTGATTTACACTATTCCCAAATTGAGTTGACATTGCCCCAGCATTCCATTCGTTGTTGTTTTTATTTGATTTAATAGACATTTCACAAGGTACTGATCCAATACTATCCCATAAGAATAATAAATCATAAGGTAAATTACCTTTCTTTTGTTCATCTAATAAATCTAAAATAAATCCAGCTACGTCTTCAATAGAATGAATAGTTTCTCTATCAACATAAATAAAATTACCATCATAATCAGTAATTTCACCTTCAGCATCTCTTTGAATGTTGATATCTAATCCCATTTGGATTGCATGTTCCCAATTCCATTTCATTTCAGTGATAATGAATACAGGCAGTATTCTACGCTTTTGCGCAGAAACTGCTGCTTCAATCATTGCTGTTGTCTTACCTGTATCGGAGTGCCCTCTTAGAAGCACAATATGTCCCATTGGAACTCCAGGAATAGAAGTAACATCTTGAAATGCTCTTGATAAAGGTAACCATTCTTGGTCCTTAAACTTTACATTTTTATCAAGTCCTTTTTTATTCTTAAAGTCTGCTAAAGAAAACTTACTTTGAATTTCCTTGGAAACTGCTGCCGATAATGATTTTGTTTTTCTCTTTGCCATATTTAGAAAGGTAAATCATCAGATTTTTTACCCTCTCCATCAAACAAGGAGTCGAACTGGTCAGCTTTGTTTTTCTTTGCCTTTGAAGTATCTAAACTAAAATTAGATTTAGGAGCATCACTTTCAAAATTACTAGCAGGTTCAGATACAATTTCACCTTCTTGATCTTCAGGTGATAACCATTTTTCTAATGCTGACTTCATTTCATCAAATGTGAATTTTTTAAATTCATTATTTGGGTTTGGTTGATCAGTTTTCCATTTTTCAACTTGAGCCGCATCAGCACTAAGTGGAGATTCTTTTAATCTAACTCTTACTGATGATTTATTATATTGAGTACCTGTAGATTCAGGTCCTACAGTTTCAATTGTAAGGTCTCTACCATTTACAATATCAGTGTAATCACCAATTTCATCATCTACTGCTAATGAAAGTAATTCTTCATAAATTAACTTTCCAAATTGCCATAATCTAACACCTTTGTCCTCCTCTCCTCTAACGATAACAGGTACAAAAATTCTAGTTTTAGCATCTAATTTCTTAGCTAATAAGTAATTTTCTTTTGTATACTCTTCTCTAAGCTTTTTAGCGAATAAAGCAATTGGATCTTTTTCACCATAATTAAGTGGTGAGATCATTACTTTGTTTGTAATACCATAATAGAATTTTAATTCTGAAAATGGGTTTTTAGGATTGTGAGCTGACGGTACAATTCTAATTTGTTGTTTTCCTACTGTTGGTCTCCAAAAAGTAAGACTATAGTCTCGCTTTTGTCCACCTGCAGGTGTTTTTTGTTGGAGTGTATCCAACTTTGCTTTTAGTGCATTTAAATCCATAACTTTCTTATTTTAATTTTAATGTTTATGTGTGCCCAATATACGAATTGGGATTTGGGGAGCCAAACTATACTTCGATTATTTTATGAATCTTAGTATTTAGTTGGTTTAATTCATTGTGTTGGGTAAGTAAGACACAATTTCTATAGTGTTGCCAATCCACTTGATATTTGGTATCAACAACTCCACCATTAAGCTTTTTAATTAATTCATTTAAAGCATTAATAGTATATAACGTGTTTGATTCTTTTTTCCTATGAACAAGAATCGTATTATCTGGTATTGTATGTACATTTCCTTGGTCTACATTGTAAGTTACAACATATTCATCCTTGCCTAAAATCTCAAGAACAAACATTTTATTGTAAATAATTGTATACTTTGAAGTTATTTCTTTAATCAAAGCATCTAGACTTTCTAGATCGGTAAAAGTACAGAACAGTTTATTATTCAAATCTCCAATGTTATTTAATGATGTTATTACATCATAGTTCACATTATACGTATTTGATTTATTTTTTAAAGTCGTAATCATAACCTTGTTTTGTTTTTATATTAAATTTATATTTTTTAAAGACATTTTTTATGTCTAACATAACTTGTTCTTCTTCTTGATCCCAGTCAAATAAAAACGAATCATATGTATATAATCTTAGTTTTGTATTTTTTCCTTTTAATAAACAAAGTACGTCCCACAGTATACGAACATTCATTGACGTCTCCAAGTTTTGTAACAAATAATTAAATAACTTTTGTGGATTCATATCCTCATAATATTTTTTGTTATAAACATAACTTGAAATCGGACACTCTATATCCTCTCCGTGCTCAAATATCAACCATAGATTACGTATATACTCTTTTATTTTTTGAAAGTATTCCAGATGTTCATATTTTTTAAATACTCCTCCATATAATTGTTTAAATGTTAACTCTTTTGATTCTTTATAACTTACTCCGTAAAGTTGTTGTAAATGACTATGAATATCACTAGTGGGAAAATTATAATCGATGAGACGACAAGACAAACTAGGATGGTAAGCACTAATATCAAACTCAAGAAATTTATCATTAGTGGGTATAAAAGCTTTTCTACAACCGTTTTCTTTGTTAAGTGCGGCATAATTTACGTTTTTAAATTTATTACTTGGTCTAGTTGTTAGTGTTTTTAAGTTGTACTGAGTGTAGACCTGTTCACTGTCAATACTGTGGAAGTGCCCTTCGAAGGTAGGTACGTGTACTTGTAATCCACTTCGTTCGAGGGCGTTGAATACCACTGATACTCTATTGTTAAAGAATTCATCATATTTAGTTGGTTTATTATTAATATTCGTTTTTAACTCTTCAAAAATGGTTTCACACATTTCATAGTGTTTAACTATAGGTACACATAAGTTTATCTCGGGATTATCACCATCTCGATTATACATAATGTCATGTGCATTTGTAGTTGGTCGTATATACGGATTAGGACCCAAATTTATGTCGCGAAGAGTTTTTAGAGGTAAATAATGTAATGTTTCTTTTTTATCACGGCAATATACCACATTAAATTTGCTAAATAACACGTATAATTCCGTATTTAACGCATTTAAGGCCTCACTATGGTTAATGCATAGCATATAACCTTTAGTTGCGTTAATCGGGCGGATATAAATAAGAGAAATTTCGTTTATTCTTGGATGTACCCTATCATTATATGGAATAACCTCAATAAATACTTCTTTATAACCACTATTTAATAAAAACTCTAGTTGGTCTTCTTCTTCTATTAACCAATACATAAAACCATTTTGACCCCAATATACGAAACTATTTAGTAACCACCACGAGATATGTTGGTTCTTCTTGAGGTGCCTATTTCTACATTTTCAAATATAGGATCTAAAAAATCATGAAATTGTTTTTTATGTTGTTTTCCTTCCATAGGTCCTTTTGTAGGGTGGATATGATAAAAGCCTTTATATTTTTTACCTGTTGATCTAGATACAAATTCATTACCATCAGTAAATAAATTTTCGTTAGTACTAAATCGGAAATACCTTAAATAATCTCCCTTAAAATAAGTAGTAAACCCAAACCATTGAGACCTTATACCTACTATTTCAACTATTCGTCTATTAGTAATATAAGTATCTTTCATTTTACCTTCTAATATCCAAGTAATAGGTAATGCTTCGTAAAGTTGCCATTGTAATCCCGGGTTTTTATTAACTAATCCTTGGTATGTTTTTTTAGATATTTCTATAAATTTACTTTCGTTTGTTTTTTTAGCAAAATACCTTTGAAATTCACCTAATGAATATTGTTTTTCAGTAGGGAAAACTAATTCAGGAAGTGGTGGTTGAGGTGCTTTAGCATCTAATACTGCTGGATTATAGGGAAGGTTTTTAGCTTGATAATACGCAGGATCAATATTGTAAGTTGAATTTATTAATTGAGACAGAGGTTCTGAAGAACCTTTAGGATTAGCTTTAACATTATTTGTATTAGTAGATAATCTTTCTACAGGTTGGTCTTGTGGACTTTTACCAGTCCATGCTTTACCATCAGCACTAGTCCAATAGGGCCCTTGATAGTTTTGACCATTAAGGGTAAATTCACCTCCTGGGGTGCTTTGGTTTGTTAATATTTGTGATGGTGGATAATACATCTATTTAGTTAAATTTACCTTTTTGTTGATTTTTAGCTGCTTGTTGTGCATCAGGATCTCTTCCCCATTGTGCTGCTCTTATACCTACTAAGTCCCAATATTCGGTCATTCTTTGGAATAATTCATTGGTACTTGATGGTACTTGATTTGCAATTATTTCATCTCTACCAGCCCAGAAATCTTTTTCTGCTATTGCTGTTTTTGCAATTTTTTGTGCAAAAGTTCCACTTGGATTAGTTCCATATCGTAATACTACAAATAATTTATTTTTTGCTTTACTATCAAGCCATGATTTTGAAATATCAACACTTTTAGGACTAAACCTAGAAGTTTGACTTACATTACCCCCTATTGCTTTAGCTGTCCAATTAGTTCCATTTAAACTTACTTCAGTAACTATATCACCATGTGTGGCTCCTGTCCAAGGTGCTGAGCTAAATGTATTAGTATTGCCGGCTCTATTATAAACAAATACATCTCCAAGTTGTGGTCTAAACCAATCTTGAATTTTAGTACTATTTTCTGAGCTTGAAATTCTATAAGGGTTAATTAAAATCCATGATCCTGATGAACCTTGTAATCTTAAATATGTTTGACTTTCTCCATCAATACGATTACCATTTCTCCATGAGTTTCTATTTGCATACATTGCATTAGCATAAATTCTATGTGCTGATGCATATTGAAAACTTCTTATACCGGCTTGTTTCATTATATAAGAAACAAATACTGCACTCCAAGGTTGTTTTGTTGGGGTAAAGTCAGGTCCAGGATTATATTCATTATAATTACCATCTGTACTTTGAGAATATAAATCTATTTCATTTGGATTTGGTGGTACTATTTTTGGAATTGATAATGTTTCTAATGTTGTTTCCCAACTATTATCTTCTATTTTATGATTAACTTTTTGTATTAAAAAATTATTTATAGCTTTATATTGATAAGGTAATAAAGAATTTATCCCTTGATCTATATTTAAAGCATTATATATTTTAAACCCACTAATACCATCACAAGTAATTGATAAATCTAAAGGTATAAATCCTCCTTGATTAGATGGATTACCTGTTTTTTCATAAGCTTGGTTATTAACTACTCTATAATATGCTCTAAAACATTTTTGTCCTTCTTTAATGAAATCTTTATCCATAGACATATAACGAGGAATTTCATCACCTAAACCATCTTGTGCTTTTCCTCCAAATGCTCTTACTAAATAGTAAAAATAATCATCTTTCCATTTAACTTTAGCCTCATCTATACCTTCGTCTTCTTTAGATTTTTTATTTTTTTCTTTAGTTAACCATTCATTAACTTTATTTGCGTATTGTTCCCAAGTATAATCTTGATATGATTTTTTAGTAATAGGACATTTATCTACTTCTCTAAATCCAACTCCACTTTCTCCATAAGCTGTAGTTCTACCTGGGTAGCCTTTCATTTTTGATCTTTTTCTACCTCTCCAATTATATTCATCTAAATCACCCTCTTTCCAAGCTTTAAATATTTTTCTTACTTGAGACCTAGTAATAGTATCACCTGTACCTGTAGATAAATTTTTATCTTCATCTGTTTCAATAGGATCTTCATATCCAAATGCAAAGTTATCTTCTAATCCTTTATTCCAATTAGCAAACCCAGTTACATCTATATTTGCTGTTTTGGTTCCCCCTGCTGTAGCTCCTATAGCAATTGCTGCTGATGTTTTTGGTGTTAATTTAGATGTAAATTTAAAATCTTTTACAAAGTTTGATGTTGTTTCTTCTTCAGTAGTGTTAAACCCAAATAAATTCATATTTGTTACAGTATCTTTTCTTAATTGGGGAAAAACTGAGTCTAAACCTGGTATTGGGTTTTGATCTATTATTACTATTTCATTTCCATTTCTTAATGTAACTTCTAAATTAGTTATATTACCTAAAGCTCTATTAACTCCAGTACATATTTTATTAAGTAAAGTAAATAAGAAAATATTATTTTCATCATCAAATGATGCTTCCATAGATTTACCAATAAAATCATAGTTTAAATATATGTTCATTATTTTACCATAAACACATACTGCCTCTTCTGTACCATTATTAGTTTTATCTTGATGACCAAAAGGCATAGCATTATTTAGTGAGGTATTTTTTACATAAGTTGTGTTTTCTTTTTTTTCTTGTATTGATTCCATTAAAAAAGGTTTAACAAAACAAACTCTAGGATCTAAAGAAATTTGATTTGGAAAAACTGAACAAATATTACTATCTGCATCTGTATTAATTGATATCATCCCATCATCAGATAAATTAGGGATAGAGAATTTTTTTAATTTATTTAAAAAAGCACCAAAAGTTAAAAAATAACCATAATGATCATCTAACCCTTGTTGGAATCCTTCTGCTTCTAATTCGTCTGCTTTTGCATTACTTCCACTAGTATAAAATTGGGCATTATTTCCCTCTTTAGAATAATCAGGGTATACTGTTTGGAATATATTTATGTATTCTGGGTTGGGATCTTCTACTCCTATTCTTGTCCACCAATCACTTGCCAACCAAGAAATCTTTTTATTAATTAAATCTGTAAATAAATCATAATGAAGAGTGCTTTCTGCTGCTTTACTAACTATTATAGATTTAAAATCATCAGAATCTTTTTTATATTCAAATTCATTTCTATTTTGGTCTACTTTTTTCTTTGTTTCTGCTAATTTCTTTTGTGATAAAGCTAAATTAACTTTTAAAGATTCAATGACATCTCCAGTAGACATTAATTTTAATTGAACATTAAAACTACCATCACTATCCATAGTCCAATCAAAATTAGATACTCTACCTATAAACCCATCATAATTACCTTCATAAACTTGTTTATATTTGTTTATATAACTATTTATAGATGAAAAATTTTCAGTATTATATCCATCAAACCAGTGTTTTTCAATTATAGTATTTCCTACTTGTTGATATGGTTCATCTTCAGAATCACTAATATATTTATCCCAACCCCATTCTATTATCATATGATACCCTAATCTAAGATAAACTAATTCTAAAATTTCAAATTGAATTTTATTAAAGCATTTTATTTCTATGTTAGCTTCTCTAATAGAACCTCTATTTAAATTTTCTATACTTAATCCTATTAAACCTGGTGAAGGGGTTAATCCTTTACTTGGACTACCTAACCCGTAAGCATTATTATTATTCCAAACATTATCTCTTGTTAATTTAGTATTTACTATACCAGATCTAAAATTATATTTTTGTGCTTCACTATCCCACTCAGATAAAGTATTAAATAATACTGTTTTTTTAGCTAAGTTTAACCCTGACATTTCATTAATATCTAACCCTATTGCTCTAAGTCTTTCTTCTGGGAAATTTTTAACAAGTTCTTTATTATCTGGGTAATCACTTAATTGGGATTGTAAAGTAGGATTTCCTATAAAAACACCAGATGCTAATTTTAACCAAGCATTTTTATTGTTGATTAAATTTAAATCTGTGTTTGTTAAATTAGGGTTATTTTGTAAACCTTTTCCGTGTAGTTTTTGTCTTACGTCTATTTGACTTGATAAAAACCCATCAATTGCTTCTCCAATTAAATTTCCCATAACTATACATTATTAATTTTATCAAATAAATTAAGAATAGGCCCAATTTCTTGAGGTACTCTTATTTGTACGTTTAAAGGTAGAAAATATGAATCTTGAGTTAATGTATTATTTGCAATAGATATTATCCACCAATAAGAAGAATTGTTATAATATTGTTGTGCTAAAGAATCAAATCTATCTCCCACATTAGCATAAACATATATGTCTGTGCTAGTAACAGGTACTTCAGGATATTTTGTATTAGTAAAATGTCTCGCTCCTCTAGTCAAATTTGATCTATCGTTACGTATTAATTTTGTATATGAATATCTACCTGTTGCCATTATGAAGGTATATAATTTAAGTTTATTTCATTGTTATCATTATAATTATCTCCTGATGATGCTTTTAAAGATACGTATTTTTGATCTCCATATTTACTAATAAATCCATCTTTACCATTATATTCATTTTGTTGTATTGAAGGTACAAAATTATGTATTGGTGTAAATTTAAATCCTGATACTTTAACCATCATAGGCATTTCTTTAACTGAAGGGTCTGTGACTTTTCCTGAATCTGTTACTTCTGTTCCAGCTCCATCAGGTAATGCTAGTTCCCATGGTGATTCTGTTGGTACATCTAAACTTATTCCACTCATATATCCTGGTTGTTCGTAACACCATCCTCCTAACGTTAATGTAATTAAATTTCCTCGCATATACCCGCTATCTGAATAAGATGGTGCACATACTGATGCTAAATAATTTAATTTTTGATACATTGGTATTAATTCACCTTTTGATTGAGCGGCTACTGTCCATGATAAACTAATATCCCTATCAAATCCTTTATATTTATAAAAACTTTCAGCTCTACCCATAAACTTTTGTGAGTCCCAATCAGCACTATAATTATCACTAAAACTATCTATAATAGCTCTAAAATGAATATATGTTTTTTTACTTGGATCATCATTATCAATTACACCTATTCTAAATTTAACAAAATCATTTAGTAATGGGTCTGATGATTTAACTTCACTTGATTGGTATAGTGGATAACGATTAATTTTATCTAATACTGCTTCTGAGTTAAATTGAGAATTATTAGCTGTTGTATTATTATTAATTGCTATTGGTCCAATTCTTTTACCTATAGTATAACTTACTAAGTTACCTTTTTTACCAGGATTACCTAAATTAACTCTTTTAGCATAATTTTTTTCTATATAGCTTAAAGTATTAGGTATTTCTGCATTTCCTGCAGGTGCTATTTCTTTTTGAAAATTTGGTACATTTGTTATTCCTGTTTGTGATGCAGCATTAAGTGTTCCATATTCAAGTATTTCTGATTGTGATAAAACTAATTTTCCTAATGGGTTACCTTTTGTTTTTGCTGAACCTCCTCTTAGTATACCAGATGAAAAGAAATTTTCTGGTGCTTCTCCTTTACCGTATATTGTATTTGCTCCCCTAGCTACTTTTAATTTAGTTTTTCCTATACCTAAATAAGCCCCAGGACCTCCACTATAATCTAAAAATGTTTTACCTAAATTACCATTTGACATTTTTTCTATTAACCCAGTCATTCTAGTTTTGGAAGCAAAACCAGCACCTTCTCCAACTATTCCCATTGTACGTAAATAAGTTGGTAAACCTAAAGGTAAATTACCATTAGGGTCTGATCCAAATGAAAATGGATTATCAGGATTTGTTGCTAATGTAGGATCATATCCTTGTTTTACAAATCTAGCTCCTATAGGAGAACCAGCTACTGATGCTAATGTATTTAGGGGTGAATAAATACCTTGATTTAATGGAATTGCGTCCGCTATTGTAGAAGCTAATTGTTGAAAAAATCTTCCTATACCGGTTTTCTTTTCTGTTGGTTCCCAAGATTTTATTCCTGATTGTGAATTAACATTTGTTAATGATAATAAATTTTGTTTAGCTATAAATAAAGGACCTTTAGCATTACCTCTACCTAATAATAATTTTGTTAATCGACTAAGATCATTTCCAATAACTCTAGGCACAAGAGTACCACCACGTAATAAAAAATCATCTCCTCCTGTTTTCCCTAAATATTCGTCGGGGATTGATGATTTAATATACGGTTGTCTACTTGAGTTATCGTCTTCTCTTTCTCCAAATCGATCTCTACCAAATTTTAAACTGGTAAATCTCGTTTGATAATCAATTAATGGCATATATTAGCTTCTTAATTGACCTGATTCAGGTAAGTTCTGTGTATATTGAACCTGGCTAGTAGGGGCTAATTGTGTTGGTTTAGGTAATACACCATTTCTAGGTCTTACAGCTCCTGCATTAGGTGAATCATTCAAAGAATATTCATCATGTAATGTAGAAGTTTGAAATTCCTTAGGTTGTGGTGTTTGACCATCTAAACCACTCAATTGAGAGCCTTGTTTTTCTAATTTTTTTAGTATACTCATGATTGTTTATTTTATTATAAATATTGTATTATTGTACTTCGTATAAACTTACTCTTGAAAAACCAGGTTGTTTCTTTTGGAATCCAACCATTTGAGTAAGTAATTGATTTGTTTTATCAGATGCTCCACTATTTCCCCCCATAGATATTGCACCAGCGGGTGCTGACATAACATCATCTCCTTTAGGGAATAAATTAGTACCTGCTATAACTGTGTCTTTATTGTTTAGTGATATAACACCTTCTGGTCCTTTTAACATTCTACCACCATATCCACCACCTGAACTACCTGGCATAACAACATCATCTCCTTTTGGAATTGCTGCTACTACACCACCTATTAAACCACCTAAAGCTAAAACAGTTCCAATTGCAGCTGGTACACCTAATCCAAATGGTATTGCTCCGAATGAAGTAAATATAGCACCAACTGCTTGTACCATTGAACTTATTGCTAATACTGCTGCCATAGCAGCTAAACTCCCTAATACACCTACTAATATTCCAGCTACTACAGGCATTTCAGCTAAAGCTGCTGCTGCACTTGCCATACCATTAAAAAATGGCATTGCTATTATAGCTATGGATCCAAATGCTTCCTTTAGTTTATCCATAGAAGCATTCATTTTATCACTAATAGACGCTTGTTCTTCTAATTGTGCAATAGAAGTATTAGCTAATTCTTCTTTTATTTCAGCTTGAGATAAACCTTTTGCTTCTAAATCATTAATTTGTTTTTCTCTAATAGCAGTTTCTTCTGCACTTAATCCAACTAATTGTTCTTGGTTAAATAACATTTTACCTAATTCTTCCCTACTCATACCAACGGATGCTGCTAAAGCATCTTGTTGTATTCTATTCATTTCAGCAAAATCAGCTGAATCTCCTACATTTTTAGCTATTTCTTCAGCTAAGGTTACTAAGTCGTTATCTAATGCCGCTTGTCTTGCTTTTTCAAGATTTAAATTCTTACCAAGTAATAACTCAGCTTCCATTTCTTTAGCAATACCACCTTCAAAATCTAATAAACTATCAGCTATACCTTCTACTTGACCCATTTCTAAACCTAAAGCTTTAGTTGCTGCTACTGCTTCAGCTATTAAACCAGGGTTTTTACCAAATGATAATGTTGTAGCTGCTGATACTTTTCCTATTTCTTTTAATATTTCTTTTTCATTTAATGCTACACCTAATTCTTGTCCTTTTAATCTAGCTTGAGCCATTACCTCACCAGTAATTTCTTTCATTCCCTTTCCTGTAGTAGCAGAAAGTGCATTTATACCAATTAATTCTTCATTTGTAAGACCAGCTTGTTCTCTTAAAGAAGTAAACTCAGCTGCTTGATCACCTGTTAATTGAACTGAAATACCTAATGCATCATTTACAGCTAACATAGTTTCAGTCATACCTGCAGTAGTAACAAATACATCACCTGATGCTTTAGCTTGAGATTTTAATTCGCCTGTAACCTTTAATGCCTCAGTATAAGACATATTCATGTTTTTAGCTATATTTCCTGTGTCTTCATCTAAATGCTTAAACGCATCCATAAGACCCTTTGTAAGAGCAACCATTACTGTTGCTGGGTCTGTAAAGGCTTTCATTAATCCTTTTCCTAATGCTGCTGATCCTGCAGACATTATTTTTAATTTTCCTGAAAATCCAGCTGCTTCCGTTCCTCCCTTAGTAACTTCATCAGCTACCTTCTCCATTTCTTTTTGTGCCTCTTCTAAATTTAACACACTTGCTAAACCTCCTAAACCTAAAGCATCTAAAGATCCTTTTACTCCTTTAAGTAAACCACCACTTATACCTAATGCATCATTAAGTACTTTTTCTTTATCTATTCGATCTTGAATTTGTTTACCAAGTCTATTCTGGACATTATTTTCGTCTTGGGATAAAGCTAATATTTCAGCTTTCTTTTTTTCTTCTTCTGTTCCGTTTGCTAACCTTTTTATTTCATTTTCAATTTGTTTTTTAGAAGAATTTTCTAAACCTGCATCTTTTAGAAGTTGATCAGATTTTGATTTTATTATATCTTGAGATGATGCTTGTTTAGATTTTAGTGCCTCAAGTTCTTTTAAAGATAATTTATTTATTCCTGCTTGGTCATCTCTTAATTTTCTAGCTATTTTTTCTTGAATACCAAGTTGCTTTGTAGATTCTTTTATTGGAGTATTGGCCTTACCTAATTCAGTAAGTATATTACCAATTTCTTCAGCTATTCCACCAAAACCTCTATCTAATTCCTCAATTTCCCTTCTCGTTTGAGCAAGGGATTTGTTCATAGTCTCTACAGCTGCGTTAGCATCTTTAATATTATTAACTTTAAATAAAGGAGCCGTCTTACCAGTTAGATCAAAATAATCTTTTTTTAATCTTTCTAATTCTTTATTAGCTTTTTGAATATCATCGAACATCGCCATTCAGAGTGTGATTTTTGGTTTATTATAAATATTTAAAAAAAAACCTATTTATAACTGCTTTTACCTTGAAATGGTTTACTAGCATTTGCAAATGCAGGAGCATTTACTTTTCCGTCTGGATTTACTAAAGTTTGTTTTTCTTTACCCTTAGCAGCATCTTCATGTGCCTTTTTTTCTTTATCATACCATTTCTGAATTTCTGAAAATGTATAATTTCTTAACCATATAGGCATATTATATACAGTATGATAATCATATCCCCCTTTACCGTGGAATACTATTTGGTTTATTTGAGAAAATAAATTTAACCTTTTTTGAGGTGCGATATTAATAGTCAGGCCAAAAAAAGTTAAGTCCTATAGGGACATCGGCCTCCTCTCCGCTATCAAGAACAATACTCATATCTACATCAGGCTGTGTGTGTTTTATATGTTCTCGGAAAGCCCTAGAGTCTCTAGCAAGGAATCTATTATCTACAAATTCACGTACTGTTTTCTTTTCATCATCACCATCTACGGCAATAATAGCAAACTTTAATCTTGTAGTTAGAGAAAATGATCCTTCTTTGTTTAATTTTTTCAATCCAGCTATTTCTCTATCAATAGCTTTTTCGTCTTTACCTGTAATTAACTTATATGTAAGTTTATTTTTTGAAGTAGGTGTAGTAAATTCAAATTCATTTTTACCTTTTTCAAATAATGATTCATCAATTACTTTATTATCTAATTCATTTAAATCTACTGTATGTTCTTCATTGTTGTATGTAAACTTATATTCAGCACCATATCCTAATAATCTGGATGCAATTAAAATAGCGTTTTTATCTCCAACTATCATATCATCTATATTAACATCTTTAGTAACTACTAATGATCTTAATAATTTATCTAATACAATACCTTTTTTAATAAATGCTTGATTTGTTAAAATATCTTCTTCTTTAGCTGTCATGTATTTCATTTCAACGACACCTCTAGATAATGGGTTTGTTTCTGGGTATATTAATCCTTTTGATGGTAATTCTACCTCTTCAGTAGGAAATTTGTAATCACTCATATAATCTTTATTTTATTTGTAACGTGTTTCTAGTTATACATATCAATATAAAAAAAAGCTTGACCGAAGCCAAGCTATTTTCAATAAATCTACAAAGTATTTTTAGAAATTTAATATACAGTAATCTGGTTGAACTGTTAATGTTAGTTCTTGTGCAGCATTTTCAGTATCCCAGCTGTAATCGCCGAAATTCGCTTCTGTAATTAATGCTCCTTTAATAATCCATTCAGATACGATATCACCTACAGGACCTAATATGTCTAATGTAAGATCTTTCTTATAAAAATCTGAATATCCGTCTCTACCTGTTACTGATTCATGATGTAATCTTACCCATTCCATACATGCTTGAGCACCTGATGGTGTAATTGGGTCAAATAACGTCATTTGAATTGTACCCCAAGTTGTTTTACCTTTTACAAACCTTTGAACGTTTATGTGATTTAAGGCTACTGTACCTTGTGATAATGTTACAGCTCCCATACCCTTAATTTGGTATGATGGAATCCCGTCTACATAAAGAACAAATCTATTCTTTTGTTTTGGCTCAAATGCTGTAAAAAATATTTCGTTTGGGTTTAATACTGCCATTTTTTTATTTTATTATTTTATTATAAATATTCTATTTTTTAATTTTTATGATGGAAATGTTGCTCCAGTTGGTAATACATTGAAATCAAGTATAATGAATTCAGCTGTTTTAGTTGGTTGTAGGAAAATTTGTCCTACTAGCTCATTTCTATCTACAACATCTGGTGTATTATTGCTTGCATCCATTACTACTTTAAATGCATATAATCCTTGTCTTTGTTGTACTGATTCTAAGTATGGATTAACTTGGCTTAAGAAACTATTTCTTGTAGCGATTGTATTTTGTTCAAATACTAAGTTATCTGATACTTGTACTATAAAGCTTTTTAATGCTATTAATAATCTTCTAACATTTACTCTATCTAAAGCACTTGCTTTTTTCTGTAATGTTTTCTGACCAAATACTACAACTCCACTTCCTGGGAATGTTGCAATTGGATTAACATTTGCTTCATATAATGTGTCTCTGTTTCCAGATGTTAATTTTCTTTCAGCTCTAACTACACTACCTAAAGCTCCTCTAATTAGACCTGCTGGCGCGAACCATGGATCTGAAGAAGCATCTGTAAATGCATATACACCTGGTATAAATGTTGAAGCTGGAGACCAAACTATTTGTCCTGTTCCTCCATCAACTGATTGAACCCAAGGCCAATAAGCAGCTGCATATGAAGTATCATATGATGAAGCTTGTGATGTTACTGTTCCTATTGTTGATCCTGTTGGTACTAAATCAATTACAGCTATACAGTCAGTTCTATTTTGAGCTTGTGAAACTACTAAATTAGTTTGTGCAGAGTGTAATGATTTAATTAATCCTGGTGCAGTTAATACATTAAATTGGTAAGCATCTTTATTACCTAATAATTTAATTGATTGTGTATAATCATTTGGTCCAATACCTTGTATATTTGTTGCTGATATATTTTCGTTAAATAAGGCACTACCATAATCATTTTTTCCTGTTGCTTTTGCAAATGAACCAGATCCTATTTTTGGTAAACTTCCTGTAAATGCTACTTTTGCCGTTCCATTATTATCAAAATATTGTGGAGTTGGTAAAAATACATCTGATACTCTTACGTAAGCACTTCTGTTTGGATAATTTCCGTTTTCTTTAACATAATAATCTGTTCCATCTACATCTACTGTAAAGAAAATATCACCTATCATTTTAGATATGTAATTTTCTGCTGTTGGGTCTAAAGATAAATTATTATATGTTTCTAATACTGCTTTTTGGTTTGTAGTATCATTACCACGTCTAATTAATAATGAAAATTGTCCAGATGAACCATTAGATCCTGCGATTTCCCATCTTAAATTATTTGTAGAACCTAAATCTAATGTACCACCAGCTGAATCTGCAGCTTGATAGGAATTCATTATTTCACCTTGTGATAAAGTATCTAATTTAAATGATGTTCTAGTACCAGTACTTGCGTCAATACTTAGGTTAGCTTCTTGTGAAGTAGCACTACCTGAAGTGTTTGCTGCTGTGAATGAACCAGAGACAACTCTAGTTACTAATAATGATTCACCACCTTGTTCAAAATAATTTCTTGCTGATACTGTGTTTAGGTATGTGTAATATTGAGATCCGCTTTCTATTGCGCCCCCAAAAATAGCTTCATATTGAGAATATGATGAAACCGGTGTTGGAATGCCAACTGGTCCTTGAATTGCTGGTCCAATTACTGCGCCACCAAAAGTAACGGGTCTAGAACCAATAAAAGATTGATCATTTTCTCGTGCTAATACACCTGGAGATATTAATGTTTCTGCCATTGTCTTATATTATATTTAATATTGTTTTATTATAAATATTAGAAATTATTTCAAAAAACTATTCTGCTGGTGTAAATTCCCCTTTTTCTAGGTCAATATTACCATCACCATAATTATTTTGCAATTCTTGAGCAAATTTATTTTGTTCTAGTTGCAAATTTTGAAACTTTTCTAATTCACTTTCTTCTTGTCTCTCTAAAGCATCTATTCTTAATGTAATAGATCCTAATGCTACAACGATTTCATTATTTTTTAATTGAAAATCTTTTAATTGTTTAACTTCTTCTTCCGATAACTTTTTACTTGACATAATTTGTAATTTTTAATTTATTATAAATATTAATTAATTTGTTTAAAATTAATCTCTTCTTCTACCATCTGATGTAGGATCTTGAATTGGTCTATTTGCCGTTTCTATATTACTAACTGCTTCTGTAGTTATTGTAACTTTAGCTTTTGAATTATATTTTTTTACAGAAGCTAAATCCTTTTGTATTGTATCAGGGATAATATACCCACGTAATCTAATGCCAAAAGTACCCTTAACCAACCTATCTTGATTAACTGTTAATTCAGTTGCTGTTGTAAATGAATCTATAAAAGCTCTAAATTGAAATCTTTCAGGATTACCCCAATATGCATCAGAAGCGTATTCACATGCTTCAATTACTTTATTTAATTGTTCCATGTAATAAGTTTGTATTAAACAACTGTATTCTAAGGTTACATAATCAGGTTGTGCTACAACATCAAAAGTTTCTATAGGTTTTCTATTATTTAAAACACCAAATGGGCTATAAAAGTTTTTAGCACTATAATGTTTAGAAAAAGTACCATATAAATTGGGTTGATTAGCATCTAATTTATTTGCTACTGTTCTATCTTTTGCTATAGAATCTCTTTTAATTACAATAATAGGTAACATAATAGCACCTTTTTTATCTCTATAATACCCATCACGTTGAAATGATTTCCATCTTTCAGGAGCACCATATATTATAGGTACTTCTCTTCTATCGCCATTTTGATAAACAAAAGGTTTAATGATATTTTCAAAATAAAAAAATACAGCTTCATCTAAATCTTTAATACCAACAGAAAATTGTTTTGTATTATCGTCTTTAAAACTTAATTTTGTAGATCTATTAAATTCAATTCCAGTTTCAGAATAGTTAGATGCTGGGTTTACTAATTCATCTGCTGAGTTAGGGTTTCCAACAGCACCTCTATCTTCAATGCCTTTAAAGACATCTTGTTTCTCAATGCTTAATTTTCTTTGAGTTTTTGGTATAGGTTTTCTAGGTGTTGCCATTAAAATCTTTCTATATAAGGTGAAATAGCTACTTTATCCGCTGGTATATAATATGTTGATACTAATATTGATAAATTTTCTCCAAATTCATCTAAATTAGGATTAAGTGGATTCGCAGTTCCATCTGAGTTATTATTTGGATAATCAGGATTTTTACCTCCCCAATATTGGTTAGCTACTGTACTTTGTACTCCATAATATGCTGTTTCATATAATATAATATCTCCTACTCTAGGTACAATATCAGCATCTACTAAATCTGGTCTAAAGAAATAAAATTCTATATTTTGACCAAATTGTATACCTTCTTCATTTTCAGCATACTGTTGATTAGTTCTATTTATTAATACATCAAATAAGAAAGGCCCATCATAATATTTTTCTCCTGCTGCTTCACCATATATATTTACTTTAGTTTCTTCTAATTTAAATTGATATACCGCTGCTTGTTGAGTAATAATATTACCTAATAACTCTCTATTTATATTATTGACTAGAGATACATCCCTTTGTCTTGTAAACATTGCCATATTATGCTATATAAATTGTGTAGGGTACTTGCTGTAACTCAATCATCTTAGATTCTGCTTCAGATGCCCTACGATTTAATAATGCTTGTCTTGATGTTTCATCAAAATAAGTTCTTAATCTATCAATTAAAGCTGCTTTTTCAGCTGTTGCTGCTGCTATTAAATCTCCTTGATTTAAATTAACTTCAGCATTTGGGATAGGAATACTTGAATATTTACCTCTTACATATCCTAACATTTCTTTTGATATTGCTAATGTATATTCAAAAACCCATTGTCTACCAATAGAATTAATTTGATCATAATTAGGATTAGAATAAGGAGTGTTAGATACATTAGTAACTTTATCTGGTCTTTGACTAATGCCTTGGTTTATTCTTTCGTTTCTTAAAATGTATTCAAACCATATTCTTCCTCCAGCACAAATTACATTTAAGTTTCTATTTTTAACTGTTAATGTTATATCTTGATCTACTACTCCTATGTTTCCATCAGCATCTAGATCTGTTTTTGAAATTGTTATTGTTTTATTTTCAATATACTTACTACCTGTAGCTACTACTGCAACTTTTGTTACATTACCTCCTGTAGCTGTTACTACAAATGATGCGCCTGATCCAGTTGTTGCTGAACCTGTTATAGCTGCTGTTATACCTGCTAACGTAGCTGTTGTAGCTGAAAATTCCATTGTTGAGCCAGATATCAATGAATTTCCTCTTAAAGCTTGTGTTCCTTGTGGTATAGGGAATATTCTTAATTTATCATTATGTATTTCAAATGAATAATTATTCATCCTAATCATTTCATTCATTTCAATTTGTTGAATTACTTGTAGATCATAATTTAAGGGAGCCATTAAATAACCCATTCCCATTCCAAATCCTCCAAATCCAACAATACCAGCTGCTACTGCTCCTCCAAATCCAAATCCATCATAAGGATCTAAATATCTTGCTGATGCTGGAAAAGGTGGTTGATAAAATACTCTTTTAACTTCAATGCCTGCATCATATGCTGATCCAGTATAACCACTAGATGACATAAAAGTAGAAAAACTATAATCTTGAACACTAGCTGTAGTTGTAAATGATCCTGAGTACCAAGGTATATTACCTCCTGATCCTGCTTCGGATCCATACTGTTCTGTTAATCTTACTATTGGCTCAAAATTCGGTGTTATTAACGCGTGGTTTAAGTTTGAACCCGTGCTAGCACCTTCTAGAGATAATTGATTATCTCGTATTTTATACGCGTATAATTCATTACCATACGTGGTAATTGCCTCCTCAAATGCTGTATAAAAAGAACCTGATTGTAATTCAATATCCACTAAAGGATAGCCCATTCTTCTAGCACAGAAGTTAGCTACTTTGTCAGCATCTATTTGAAAGTCTGATTGAGCATCGTAAAACCCAAAAGCAGTATCACCAGACCCGCTTACAAACTTAGATGTTCCTGTCCATATTGGTATATTCATGTGTAAGTCGTTTTGTTATAAATATGAAAAAAAAAAGCCCGAACATAAGTTCGGGCTAATTTTATCCATTGTGAATTATTTTATAATCAAATGATTATAGAGTGTTTAATCCAGCAATATCAATCTTACCATAGAATTCTGGTCTTACCATTTTCTTAGCATATCTAGTAAGTAATCCTTTTCTTGGCACGAATGTGTCTGGATCATATACTAGTGGAGTCATGATTAACGGAATGTATGGAGCAAATACAGCACCACTTTCAAGGAACTGAGAACCTCTAAATCCTAATAGGACTACGTTTTCAGTCATGTAAGGGTTTTTGTATACTTTGTATCTACCATTTAAGGCACCTACTTTTTGTACACCGAATGCATAGCTCGCTTGTGCAGCATCACCATCTGAATCAGCAGCAAATCCTGGAATACTTTCTAAGATTGTTGCAACTGTTGGAGAAACTACCATAAAGTTAGCTCCACCTCTCAGTGTTCTTTGGTGAATAATGTTACTTAACTTTTGGATTTTAGTACCTAAAGTTTGGAACCATTGACCTTGTGAGTTATAAAACCCTAGGTTTGTAATTGTTCCTGCAGCATTACTTGCAATTGCTTGATTGTTAACTGCTGACCAAACTTCTCTGTTTGGAGCACCTTCAATTAACATACTTAAGATCTCTAAGTCAATTTCTAATGAAATGTACTCACTAAGAACTGAAGTTAATTCAGCTTCAGCATCTAATGCATGGTATGCATTTAAATCCTGTGCGAATTCTGGAGTCCATACAGCTTTTAACTTTCTAGTTTTAGCAACGATTGCAGATGATTTCATCTGAATGTTGATTTCTGGAATAGTTTGTGCTGGACAGCAATTTGAACCAGTATTGTTGTTAAGCGCGTTTGGCTTACCATTTCCTGCTTCAAAGTCACCTCTATATCTATCAGTTGGTTGGATGTTGTAAACAACAGCAAACACGTCTCCAGTTGGAGCTGATTCAACAGATGCACTTGATACGATAAATCTTACTGAAGATCCACCATCGTATCTTGTAAACGCTGATAATTGTACTCCAGCTCCTGCTTTATATACACCATTTGAGTCTCCAGCAGCTACACTAGATCCTGAAAATAATTGCCAAGAGTCTACAGCTGTGAAGTCAGCAAATGCTAATGATGCAGTTGTGAAATCAATTGATAAATGTGCGTTTGTTCCTGCAGATGCAGAATAAGTAGCGTCATAGTTAAAATCTTGCCATGTTGCATTTGCAGCAGCAGAAGCTGAGATTAAAGATGAAGTACTTTGGATAGAGTAAGAAAATCTTCCTGCTCCGTATAATCCACCTGAAGCATTGTTACCAAATGGGTTAACGTCTCCGCCACCATCTCCATAAAGTGAATTTCCAGCCGTAAATGGCGATTTGTTATTTCCATATTGGAAATCTAAAAAGAATACTAAACCAGAAGGTAAGTTCATTGGTTGAACACTAACAAATTCCTTTGCAGCGATTTGACCAAATACTTTTCTTACTAATGGTAAAGCAACTCCTGCCCACTGTCCACCGATGTTTACAGCAGTTTGACTTGAGAAAGTTCCTGAGGAAGCAGCGCCTCCACCTGTTTGTGAACTTTCAACAACAAGTTGTTTAGCTTGGTTTTCAAGGATAATACCCATGTTATTTTTGTGGGCACCATCTAAACCTTCTAATAAACCTGTCTTTTCCCATTTACCAGCAAGTTTAGCTGCATCAGACTGTAAAGACTGATATGGGTTAGCGCTTTCTAAAAGAGTATTTAAGCTCATTTTTTTAAGTTTAATAGGTTAATAATAATTTTAAATTAATCCCGCAAGCTTACGCATACGGTTGTAAACGTCATTTGATTCAATGATAGGTTGTTTTTCAGCTTTAGGTTCAATACCTGTTGCTTTTGAAGCTGATCCTTTAATTTGATTTTCGTTAATTACTGATTTATCAATTAATCCAGTATTTAATGTTTCAAAAATAGTTTTAGCTTGAGCTACATCCTTAGCATTATCAAATGCTTTTAACACCTTAACTTTTTTACTTTCAGTTAAGTTTTTAGCTTTAAAGATTTTGTTAGTGTAAAGTAATTTTGCGTTTAATAAATTAACTTCGTTTAACTCAGTTTTTAAATCATTAACTTCCGCTATTGCAGTAGTTAATTCTTCTTTCATTTTACGCATCTTTTCAGTTTCAGCTTCTGCTTTGTTATCGTTTTTACGATCGTCGCCTTCTGCTTTCTCTTTCTTAGTCATGTACTCTTTTTCCTCGTCTAACTCGTCTTTTTTAGCTTTTTTCATTTCTTCGTCAATTTCTACGTCTACGTCTATTACGTCCTCAACATCTTCAATGTCAATGTCGTCTTCAACTTCAACTTCGTCTTCTACGAATTCATCGCCCGGTTCAATTTCTCCGTCAGCGACCATGTCTTTAATGACATCCTCGATAAATCCTTTAAGGTCGTCTTCTGACATATCTTCAAGGTCGACATCTTCGTCGTCCATGCTTTCCATATCATCTTTTTCGTCCTTTTCTCCATCAAGGTAACCTTCTTCTTCAGCGTCAGTACGAGCATCTTCTTTAACGTCTTCTTTGTCCTCAGATTTTTTCATCTCTTCGTCCATTTTCTTGTCGTCTTCGTCTTTTGCTTCGTCTAAATCACTTGATTCTGATTCATTAACATCTTTTTTCTCATCAGCTTTTAATTTAGCTAATTTCTTTTCGTTGTCTTTGATATCTCCTTCAAGATCTTTAATGTGGTCTCTATCATCTCTAATAGCACCCTCCATCTTTTTCTGTTCTTCTTTGTTACCTTTTTTAGAATCTTCGAGTTCAGCTAAAAGTTCGTCAAGATCAATTTCTTCATCGACCTTGTCTTCTACTTTTTCTGATTCTTCTTTAACTTTTTCCATTTCTTCTTTTTCTTCCTTAACATCTTCATCTTCCATTTCTGCTAGCTTTGCAGATAACATGGATTGTAGATGTGGTGTAAAAGATTCTTCTAGAGCAAGTTTAGCGTTCGCGATAGCTGTTTCCTTAACGGTTTTAGCATCAGCGATAGCTTCAGTTAGCAAATCTCTGTTTGTTGCCATAGTCCCAAAATTTAGTTTTGTGAAGTACGCTTATTCGTGAAGCGTAATAGTGAATTATTATATATATCGACACCATATAAGAGATGGTGTATTACGGTTATACGTATATGAATATTTATTGAAATTACACTATTGGACAAGAACCTTTAGAACAAAGTATTTCTGTTACTATATGGTTTACTTTAGTATAATCGTGGAATTGTGTTTGTTTTCCTTCTTTTATAACCTCATGCATATATGAACCTGGGTTTGAAGGTGTTGAAACGAAATCCCAACATAGTAATTCAAAGTCATTTTGTACTTCCATCATACCATTCCTTTGTTCTAATGAACCCATTCCTCTTGATGATACACCTACTGTAACACCATGCTTAATAAGTTCTTTTAGTATATTACCTGCTGGAGTTGGTAAAATTTCTATTTTACCCATTACATTATCTCCATCCCACCAATATTCAGATATTAAGTGAGATACATTTTTTAAGTTTACTACTGATGATTCAGGATGATCTAATTCTCCCATTGAACGTCTTTGTTCAATAAGTTCTTTATACTTATCCATTTCACGTTCCCATAAGTCTTTAGCATAATATCTACCATTACCGTTTTTTACTTCGGCAGTAGCTAATACTCCTTCTACAAGTAAATTACCAGCTTCTGAAACATTTTCTGTTAATTGTTGAGGGGATACCTTAAACGCATGCGTTTCAATTAGTAGTTTTTTCATTTAAAGATTTTATTTATTCAGCTGTTTCATCTACCATTTCTTTCTTTTGGTATTTTTTACCACAAGACTTTTCGTAGATCTTCTCCATTTTAGCTTTTCTTTTTTCTAAAAGCTTAATTTCTTTTTGCATAGCTTTCATCTTAGATTTATCAACTAGTTCTTTAAGATTTTCATCTTCATCTATTGATTCAACTCTTTCTATTTTTTCAGAAATATGATCAGTTAAATAATCTAATTGAGCTTCTAATTTTACATTTTCACCCTGTTTTCCTATTTCAGCTAATTTAGAATCAATTGATTCTTTTTTCATTTTTTTCTTTTTCTTATCTGCAAGAGCTTTTTCCATTGATTCATCCTTATCACCATCTCCATCTACATCTGGATAATCAGGTCTTGCTTCTTCTTCCATTCCAGCCGCTTCTTGAGATGCTTCGATAGCTTCTTGTCTAGCATCTTCTGCACTTTCATCCATTGGAAGATCTTCTTCTTTATTTTCTTCATTAACTACTTGACCATCATTTAAACCATGTTCTTCCATCATTTGAGTAAAATAATCACCCATTTGCTTAGCTATACTATTTGGGTTACCACTTGTAGCTACACCTCCAATACTATGTTCTTTAAGTACGTCTTTAACTGATTCTTTAACTACTTGCATAGCATCAGGACTGTCTTTTAATTTTGCGCTGTATCCACTACCGCCATATGTTTCACCATCATTTTCTTGTACTTTTGGTTCTTCATATCCTAAACCTTTAACACCAAATGCTCCATTTTTAACATAATATAAAGGATCACCTGCTAAATTTTTAATAGCTAATGCTTGTGCTTCATCTAATGTTAATTTTGGATCGTTTTTAACTTCACAATAAACACCATTTTGCATTTCTTGTGCGTTAACATTATTAATATTATCTACTTTTGGAGAATAATCATAATTATGAGATTCTATATTTTCTACTTCATTAGAAACTTTATATGAACCAGCTAATTTATTATCCATTTCAAACTTTAATTTAGGTTCAGCTTTAATTTTATCTTCAGCTTCCTTAGTATTAGTTTTCATATCGTTATTAACGATTGGTTTTAATGAATCTGGTTTACCATTTTCGTTTATATAGTCGAAATATTTCTCTTCCCAAGTTTGTTTTGGTTGAGCTTCTATTTTATTAATAGGTTGTAGATCAACATAATTTTCAGTTACTAATTTTTTAGTTAACTCATCATGTAATTCTTGTGGATTTTTCATAGTATTATTTTTCTAATAATGTTTTAATGTCTTTAATATAATCTTTAATTAAATCGGTTCCGTAAACAACAGAATAACTTTTAGGTTCATCCTGTCTATAATATTTAACCGTATCTATTTTTGCTTGTCTTAACGGTTTTATTAAATCTTTTAAACTATCTTCAATCTCATCAAAAGAATTAATTCTTTCGTTTTGAAATTGTTCTAATTTATCTTCATCCTCTTTAACTAATGTGTTTTTCATGTTATAAATATTGCTACTCTCCCCAAAGTTTACGAACTGGCATACTTGACCCTTTTTGTACGTAAGTACCTTGTTTATTTTTAGGAACTAATTTATATTTAAATTGTTTTGTATATGCGTTATCAGTAACTCCATCTGGACCTGCTTTTGGACCTGGGCCTAAATCTGCACCATCTCCTAAAGCTCCTTCGTCCATATTTCCAACCCCTGATACTGGGCCTCTTTCTCTGTAGTAATCTTGTTGTCTTTTTGCTTCTAAATCTCTTGAATCTTCAATTGCTTTAATAGCATCTTTTAATATGTTAGATGATAGTAATGATACTCTTCCACTAGCATTTGTTTTGCCCATATCCTTGAACAGCTGTTACATTATTTCCATCTATTACAATATAATCTCTTGAAGGTCTTCTTACATCTGGTTTGTCTAGTGGGTGTATAATAAATCTACCTCTATCTCTTCTTTCAACATACATTGTTTTTTCTAACTCATCAATGTATTCTTCAAATTCAACACCTCTATAATTTTCTTTTACTTTTTTATTTTTTTTCTTTTTCTTTTTTCTAAAAGCATATGGTGTTAAATAAGCACCAGCTGCTCCTGACATAGATATTTCATCTACATCATTTTCTGATATTCTAACTATTCTTTTATATTCGTCTGGGTATTCGTTTCTAAGGTGAGTTCTTAATTTATTTCTTACTTTACGAACATCTTCATAAATTTCTCTAAATTTATCATCATCTTTAGTTTTAACATAAACTCTTTTAGCTGTTGCTACCAATTCATCCATGTCATCATATAACTTATCAAATCCAGGTAATTGAGTAATCTTCCAACTAATAGCTCCTGTTGTATCGTTTATGTTAGTAATAGTAGATTTAGAATTACCATCATCACTAATAGTAACTTGACCCACTTCAAATTTAGATTTGGGGATACCTAATTCTTTTTCAGCATCTTCTGCAGATGCCTTTTTAGACATTTCTGTAAGTTTATATTTGTACGCCATTTGCTACTTGTATTTCTTTTACTAGTTCGTAATATTGTAACAAATCAACTAAATTATCATTATCTACTTTATCAGTTTTATTTAATTCAGTTAATAATTTAGCCACTTCTGTTATTTTAATTTTAGTAGCTGGGTCTTTTATTTGTTTAGATGTTTCAGATAAAATATTTTTTAATGTACTGACTTTTTTATTATAAAATTCTCTAAGGGATGGTTTTGAATCTATTGAATATATAAATTCTTTAAGTATTTCTTTTTGTTCTACACTTAAATTATCATATTTGTTATTAAATTTTTCAAGTAAAACTCTATATGTTAAAGTTCTTAAATCTTTATCATATCCAGAAAATTCTTCTATAATAGGTTCTTGTTTAACTAATTTTTCTTTTTTAGTTAAAAATTCTAATATAGTAATTTTATTATCATTTATTTGATCTAAATTTAACTTTTCACTGTGGAAACTTTCTATTAAAGTATAAATGGCAGCTATTTCTTTATAATTGTTTACTTTAGAACCAAAAAACTTTTCTAAATCATAATGCTTTTTAATTTCATTAATAATATTATACTTTTGTTTTTTTAAAATAGTTCTACTAAACTTTCTTGAATTTTCAAATAGTGTAGCAATTAGTGTATTTGCTCTAGCTTCATTAACAACTTTTGACTTTAAAATAGATTCATATAACTTGTATTCACGTCCTAATTGAGTTTTTACAAAATTTTCTTTTAATATATCTATAGCAGGAGAGTCAACACCCTTTAAAGTATCTGCTGTTATTTGTCTTACTAGTAATTCGAATAATATACCAGTGTTTTTAAATTTTGAATGTTTTATTTTCATCAAAAATATATTTATTTATAAATATTAGCTTCTTAGTTGAGATTCATCAAGTAATGAGCTATCATCTTTATCTCCTTCAAAAACCATTTGTTTTTTCGGTAGATTCTTAAATAAATCTTTGTTTTTCATTAATGTAACTTTAGGACTTTCAAATTCTCTAATCTTTGGTCGTCCATCTCCATCATTTTTATCTGTATCTTTCATACGTTTAGTACCTAATGGATCCTTACCAAAATTACTATCTTGTTTACCCCTACTTGTTATTGAATCTTGGGGACGTCCTAATTTAGGATCATCTCCAGCATAACCATCTGGTACATTTGCTGGGTCTGATTGCATTCTTCCCATACCATATAATGAAGCTAAATCATGAGGTGTACCGTATGATTTACCTGTTGATACTGGGTCATTACCTTCTGCCTTTATTTGGTCAATTCTAAATTGACGTTTAGCATCTTCTCTTACTAAATCTCTATATTCATCATATTGATCTTCACTAAAGTGATAAACATTATGATAAATCCAATCAGATGGAACTAAACCTTGTTCTATTAAACTACCTGCTAATTCTGATTTTGATTTAAGTAATTCTATTTTTTCTTGTTCAAATATAATTGATGGTGTTTGCATTGATAATTCAAAATTTGTCAATGACTCATCAGTATAACCTTGAGTGTATAGGTGAACTAATGCTATTTTATTTAATTCTGATAAAATAATTCTTTGTATTCTATCTATTGTACGAGCAAATCTAATATCCTCAGCTGCTAATGTAGCTTTACCTTCTGTTGATTCATCGTATCCTAAAAATGCTTTAGGTATTTTAAGTGCTGCAAATAATTTATCTCTTAAATATTCTACATCTTGAATACCATCATATGATAAACCTGGTGTTGTATCAATTTTAGTAGCATTATCATTACCTCTAACTGGTATATAGAAATCTTCAAGCATGTTTTGCATATTGTACTTCAGGTTGTATTCACCTGTTTTTTCATCCATCATAGGAGTACGTTTCATACTTGAAATAGTTTTTTGCATAAATGCTTCTACTTCATTTGGTGGAATTGCTCCAACATTTACATAAAATATTCTTTTTTCTGGTGCACGAGCAATTCTATGAATTAGCATCGCGTCTTCCATTAATGTATATTGTTTAAATAATTTTCTAGCTGGTTCGATATAAGCTCTACCATAAGGAAGATAATTAACATCAGCTACAAATCTAAAGTGAGCCATTTCATAATTATCAAATACTATACCTCCTCTATCATCATCAACATTTTGATTAGGTACATTATAGTAACCATAAGAACCACCTGCAAACCCATCTGGGTTCCATCTAAATCTTACTTCTGATGGGTTTTCTGTATTTTGACCTTCCATTCTTTCAATGTGATATGCAGTGTAAGGTATAACATTATAAACACCAAATTTTTCTGATATTTCCATTTTAAGGAAAAAATCACCATACTTACACATTTGTCTAATCCACATCCAAGCATTAAACTCGACGTTTAATACATCATAAAATAAGTTATAAAGTATTTTTTGTATATCTTCATTTGAACTTCTAATTTGAAGTACTTCTCCCATATCATTTTTAAGAGTAGATTCATCAGCTAATATATCTAAGGCCGAAGCTATAATAGCATCTTGATCCATTATATCGTATTCAGAGTATAATTGAGGTCTTAAATAATTGTAATTTAAATTAAATTGTGCTCCATATAAAGAAGAAGGAGCTGTGGAATATACTCTATTGAACCTATCAACTAAAGCATTAGTTTCATATTCACCACTAGATTGGATATGTCCTGAATCTATTGTTTTGATTTGATCACCTCCTACATTTCGTATTACTACGTCAGTTGAAAATAATCTTCTTAATCTTGAAAATACACTAGTATTTGCCATGTTTATATATTATTATTGTTATAAATATTATTATAATAACCAATCAATGTTTTCTTTACCATTATTTGTGTCTATTTGGTATGGATTTTTAACGTTTTGATTATTACCATAACTGCCTTGATATGCTGTTCTATTAACTTGCATATTTTCCAGCGATTGTCTTGTGAGATCTATACCTCTTTGTTTAAATTTAAGGGCAGTATCTCGGATATACATAGCAATACTAAAAGCCATAACTAAATCATCATTGTATCCTGATTGTGCTTCTGGTCTTCCATTACGCCATATAAATGTTTTCATTTCTTCTATCAATCTTTTAGATTGTATCGTAACCCCTTTATCGCTAATATATTCTTGGAATTTACCTATTACCATAGGTCGCGTTCTTGATGACATAGTAAATCCAGGAACCATTTTTGAATGGTCTTGATATTTATCAAAATACGAATTAACATTGGCTTCTCCACTCTTTTGTGAATAGTAAAGGTTTTGATATGCTCTATCAATTACTACCTGTATAGTTGCCCAACCGATATTAGCATTTTCTATAATTAACATTGCTTCATTATATTCTGTAGCTATACCTACTAATAAGTGTCCATATTCTTTAGTACCAATTTGCCCTTTATATTCAGCTACTTGTACATTTGTTTCTGTATCTATAACATGAAACGCAGAATAATCTTTACCATCACCTCTTGATACATCAGCTACTACCATATAGTTTCTTGAATAGTCTGCCTGTTCCCAAACCCATAAGTTTTGGTCATTACCTCTTCTTTCTAATGGGTCTATAATAAAAGATTTTTCATAATATTCTATATATTCAGGATAAAATACTATATCCCCTGAAGTACTAAAATCACAATCACATTCTTGTGCCGCCATTCTAGGATCTCCTAATAATTCATCTTGTCTTTTTCTCCATGCTTCATCTCTTTCGGGGTGTACAAACCATGGTAGTTTTATAGGTAAAAAGTCATTTTCTGCTGCTTCTGCCCTAGTCCAGGTTTGATGAAACCAATTACCTGTACCATAAGGTGTAGATAAAGCAATACAACCACCACCTGTAGCTAGTGTTTGTTGAGCTGATGCCCAAATCTCTCCGATATTTTCAATAAATGCTGCCTCATCAATTAATAATAATGATACTGCTTCTGATCTACCTGCATCACTTGAGGCTGATGTAGCTTTAATTTGAGAACCATTTTCAAGTCGTAGATTTAATTTATTATTTTCAGCTGCTTTAATTTTAATCCATGAAGGTAAATTTTCATACATAAATTTTACCTTTGTAACCATGTTTTTAGCTGTTTCTTGTTTTGTTGCAATACAAAGAATATTTTTGTCTTTGTGGAATGTCATTAACCATAAAGAATAACCTGCAGATAAAGTAGATAAACCTAATTGTCGAGATTTTAATACTATTGAATACGGATTATCCTGGAATAACGCCAGTACCTTCTCTTGAAATGGAAACAAATTGAATTGTATGCGACCCCTTTGTGGATGTTGTATATAACAATATTTACGCATAAAATGCACTGGATCTTTAGCACATTTCAAATATTCTGATCTTATTACTTTTTTTATATCTTGACCCATATTATTTAGCTAATAACAAAACTATTCCTCCAACTAATACAGCTCCTCCTCCAAGTTGAAATAGTTTAGTTTTTGCCTTTTGTTTTTTTAGATCAGTTTGTAGTTTTAAAGATAACTCTTGGGATAAAGCTAGCTGATCTGATTTTGTTAGCATTATAGATTCAAAATTTATAACACTTTTATTTAAATTTAGTATAACACTATCTTTAAAAACTATTTTTGTTTCTAATAAGTTTAATTTTTTACTTAATAAACTTAACTCTTCTTTAGCACCATCACCAGTTATTAAATCTTTAATTACGAGTTTCGCTATCGGTTTTTTTAATTGAATCGATTTGTTTATATCGTTCTGTGAAAAACCTTGTAAGCTCATCGTCATTAAAATTATCAACGGAATTAACTTTTTCATTTACTTTATATTTTAAAGTGACAATCTTTTTATCTTGTTGACCAATTTCTAGGTCTAATTTTACAATTTCTTGATTTAAAGTATCTATTTTAAATACTAAATCATCATTTATATGATGCAATGAATCAACTTTTGCTTCTAAAGCATCAATTTTAATATTATAATCTTCAACATATCTTTCATCCCCTAAAAATACAAAATAAATTAATGTACTTAGTAGAATAAAAATTATACCATAAGTAATTAATCTTTCTTTAGACAACATCTTTTTCTAATTTTGCAACTAGTGATTCTAATTCTTTCTTTTGTGGAGTTTTAACTCTTAAAATATCTTTAATTCTTTCTTTTTCTGCTTCGTCGCCCGAACTATATTTACGAGCTAATGACTTCATTTCAGTTTCTATTTTTTTTAATGCTTTAACTGCTAAATCTAATTTTTTAAATTTACCTCTAGCACCCTTAGCTGCTTTAATTGCTTTAGCATCATCATCATCTGCATCTATATCTTCGTTCATATCGTAGTCACGGATTTGTTTTGTAACTTTATATAAACGGTCTTCTAATTTATTCAATTCATTACCATATCTATCAGCTATTTCTCCTCCTTCTGGTTCTGCTTCTTGCTCCATATCTCTATATAATTGAGCAATTTCATCTTCTAATTCAGCTTTTATACCTCTTAATGTTAAAACTTCATCAAAGTCAATTCTTTCAGTTAGTGTTTCAATTACATTTTCTTTTATAAACGATTTTAATTCAGATTTTCTCATTATAGTTAGATTTTATTATAAATATGTTAAGAATTAATAACATTCAACATTTGTTCAATTCGCTCTTCTGTGGTGCCTTTTATAGTTTCTACATTTTTCATCATGTATGCATATTTTCTAATAAAACTTGTAATAGTAAAATCTATAACATCTCTATAATGTTCATCTATCTCACGTATTCCATTATCTTCAATAGGCAAGCCATCAGGAGAAATATAAAAAATATAATCATATTCTCTAATAAATTCTTTTGCATACTCTATAAATTTATCTTTATCTTGGTAAGGTATAGATTTAGCATTTTGAGTAAATGACATTACATCTATTATTGTTCTATCAGTAATAATATCATCACACATTAATTCAGCGCAACGTTCAGCTAAAAATACTGTTTGGCCCTTTAATGTTG